AGCGGCAATGAACGCGGCAATAATTCAGGACACAAAAAAGCCACCCCGGAAATGAGGCGGCTATGTATATGATATAGTGAGATATTTATTGGTTGCGGGGGCAGGATTTGAACCTGCGACCTTCAGGTTATGAGCCTGACTTTTTTGGCTGTGTGCCTAAACCGAATCGGCTAGTCACACCAAAAGTCACACCTCTTTTTGTGCCTGGCGAGAAAGTCACACCTACTTGGTGAGGCCTTTGTATTTTTCAAAACTGCGGAGGCCGCCCAGCCCCAACATGCCGAGAAGGACGGTCATCAGGCTGTCCATGTCAAAGACCGGAAGCTCTGGCACCTGCACGCCAGCCCAACCAGCCACAAACATGGTCATCGGGGCCAAAACAAAATGCCATGCCATTGCGAAGCTCAGGCACCAACCGAGAAACGGCCGCCAGCCCGCCACGAAAATCGAGCGGTGCTGCGCCTCTGCCTTGTTGACATCGACCTGCGCCATTGCCGCCTCATGAGAATGGCGCGCGGCCATTGTGGCAATGTCATGCGCAAGGCGCGCTTTCTGATCTTTGTCTTCAATAAACTTGTCCAGGAGGCTCGTAACAGGGCCGATGAGAGCTTGTATCATTTGTCTGCCTTGCTGTTTACATAAAGCCCAAACCAAGCCGCGCCAGCGCCCACGATGACACTGACGAAACCGGCCTGCGCGTTGTTGGGTTCGGGCAGCGACATGAACCACGAGCAGGTCTGATAAAACACGACCATATAGCTCAGGATCAGGAGGCGCGGAACAATGCGCCAAGCGTCAAGACGTTCTGGTGTCATTTCAGCACTCCTGTGCGCATCTGCTCGGCAAGCTCTACAGCCCGCCCTTTGACGATCTTGGCCCACTTGGAATCGAGCATCTGGTGGCTGGCTTCGATATAGTCACCGACCTCAAGCGCAGCGATCATCTTCTTAAACTGGTCGAACCGGTTACCCATGTTGAAGATCATGCCCATGATGACCATTTGCCGGACGCTATCCAGCCGGTGCCAGAAGCCGTATGACTCAGCTTTCTTTGCGACCCAGACCAAATCGTTCTTCAGCAGCAGCATTACCTCGTCTTCAGTCAGGCCGCGCTGATCTGTAAGGAGGCGCCCGACACCTATCGTGGGGTTGCCTTGAACGACGTCACCAGCCTCGATCGGCTTGCCGGTTGCGTCGTCATAGACCGCCAGACGCACACCCTCATGGTGCATGATCTGCTCGGCCACCTGGTCGATGAAGCTAGTCATATCTGCCTTTCCTGAATGATAGCGATCGCGCGATCCCAGCTCTCCTGCTCCAGATCAGGACGAAGCGGATAGGACTGCGAATATCGCTGGCTGTATTGATTGATGGACTCGGCCGCATAAAAGACGACGCGGCGGGCGTCCAGGAAGCAGTGCGCAATGATGTCCTGCGTCTTCGGGTCGGGCAGCTTTTTCTTAGTGGAGCCACTACCGTTCTGAAAATGATATCCGGGCCTGCGGCTGCTGCTGTTCGCGCGCAGACTTGATGACTTGACTTGGACGCGGACAAAATCGTTGTCGAGGAAAGCGATGACGTCGATCTGGTCCTGCGGGCAGTGTACGACCCGCCAGTCTTGCTCAAGGGACATGATTGCGGCGCAGGTGATGAACTCTCCGATCAAGCCCCGCGTCGTGGACATGGACTATATGATGCCTTTCATCCAGAGCATCCAGGCAATAAGCCCGAACAAAGCGCCAAGTAACGCAATGGCGATCAGGCCGGCGCCGATGCCCTCGATGACTTTGGCACGGCGTCTGGCCGCGTTCTCTCGTGCTTTGGCACGACCATCGCGCGCTTCTTCGCAAAACTTCTGATAATCGCGATAAAGGCCTGGCCTACCCGAAAGCAGCATCATCTGTTTCAGGTTCTCCTCATGCTCTTTTATGCGTTCGAGGGCGAAAAACTCTTCGAGGTCATTAGCCGCGACGCCTCGCGCCCGCTTCTGATTAGCTTTGCGTTGAAGCTCCTCCTTCGCACCGATGAACTCGCCGATCGCCTTTCCGGCTTTCATGAGGTCGCCGGAATTTGAGACAGCCTGTTTTATGACGGCAAAAGCCGCGTTCGCGGCAGCCAGTTCGGCCAGCATCGTTTCCTCCTAATAGATGCGGGTGATTTCGGGATCGACTTTTTCGGGTAGGCAGTAAGCGGTTATTTTGTCGCTGGCAGACTGGCGGGCGAGACGTTGCGCAAAATACACACAATCATCCACACTGTAGAAGAACATGTCCCGCGATTTGAGCTGTCCGTCTAAGAAGACATGCAGCAGAAAGACATGGACCAATTCCACATCAATCGCGGCCCATGAGCTTGTCGAGCTTGGCGTCAAGCCTGTTGAGCGCATCCATGACGTTTCGCATGTCGTCACGCAGCTCTGATTTGGTGGCATAATCTTCGCGCGTTCTGTTCAACAGGATGTCGATGCGCTTTTGCTCCCGCGCGATGCTGCCGATAAACCAGCCACCGCCAGCTATGACAAGGCCGATCAGAAGGTCGATGAGGCCAGACATTTCCATGACGCCGCCCCTTATGCGTAGGGCGATGCGCCAAGTGTGTCAGAATCCCAAGCCGCCTTTAGGCTGGCAATATCTGTCGCAGCATCGATGGCGGCTGCCGCCGGTGCATCACGCAGAGCGTTTTTAGCCGTAACGGAAGCGGCCTGAGCAGCGGTGTCGCCTGCTTCGAGAGCCTTCATGTATGTGACATCTTCGTCGGCAAGCAGGGGTGCGCGCACCTCACGGATTTTGTCGCGGAAAATTTCTTTCGCTTTTGCCAGGTCTTCGCTGATGACAGAGCCTGACAGGCTCCATGCCCCACGAAAATCACGGTTTGCTGGGACTGTTGCGGTCGAGGCATCAATTTGGTTGCCGTCTTTATCGACAATATAAGTGTGTGCAGCCATCAGGGACTCCTTATGCGGCCAGGTTCAGGTTTTCAGAAATTCGCCAAGCGTTACGCCAAGAGCGAGTTGTCGGGAGCTGGTCTTTTTTGCAGATGACCATCTTCGGGCGGTTGCCCTCATCCCAATTCTGCCAGACGTGCTGAGGCACATCCTTCATGATCAGGTATTCGATTGCCTGTTCTTCAGTCATCGGACCGACAGGCTCAGTCTCATGCAGCAGGTATCCGCGTGTGTGCTTCTTGAAGTCCGGCTGGGCTTCGTCCTTTGAAAGCTCGTGGTAGACCCACACCGGCGGGAGGATGCCGCCAGCAAGCGCACACGCCATCCAGTTGGGGTCAGGTACGAGTATCTTTGCACACTCGTCGATACTGTCCTCGTACACCACACGGTAGTCCGACTGGTGCGGCTCAAGGTGTTCCTTAGCCCAGCACAGCCGGTCCCACAGGTGGGTGCCTGTGAAGTCGGGCGTCATGCGAGGTCTCCGTGAACTGTGCTGCAATATGTGTTCGGGTCACGATAACTCGAACTGTTGCTGTTCCTGATGCGGACTTTGCTTGCGGTCAACTCTCGGAGGTGCGCTATCTCAATAGAGGTGTTAGCTTTGTAGCCTGTCAAAGCTGTCACGCTAAAGTTTGAATCAGACATTGCGCTTACCAGCGTATAACTGGCGTCACCTGTCCCCTCGTCTGTAATTGAGGCGACGTTGAAACTGTCCCGCGCTGTAGCCGCAGCACCGTCTTGTTGCGCCCAAGCCTTCGCACTGCCATTCACCACATAGTCGGTGGTCAGTGAACCGGCGGTCGAATGGGTCAGGGTGTCTGCGATGATTGTGCCAGCCATTATGCGAGGTCTCCTGTGATATTAGCGGAGATGTAATTTCCGTCGGAATATCCAAAGTTACCGCCAGCACCATCATTGTAGATGTGGCCAATGCGGTAGGTCGTCGTCGTCGGTGTCGCACCATCCTTGAACACGGCAAAGTAAGTCCGGGCAGTGAAGGTGTGCGAGTAGTTCACATCCGACATCGCCGTCGTCATCGTGTGCGTGTAGTCGCCGGTTCCGTTATCTGTGACCGACGAGATGTTGTATGAGCCATACAGGCTGATTGTGGCTGTGCCTTTCAGCTTGCTCCAAGCCTTCGCCAAGCCCTTCTGCAACTGAAACGTCGTCGCGCCGCCCTCAGAGGTGACCGTCACATTACCAGCCGCAGTCTTGCCGGTCAGGTTGTCCGCTACAATCGTACTCATGCGAGGTCTCCGTGCGTCTGGCCATTGACATACTTGGCATCAGCCCAAGCCGTTCCCGGCTCCAACATGCCAATTCTGTAGGTGCTGGATGTCGGCGCATACTCAGTGTCGGACACGTTATGCGGGACAGCAACGTGAGGCTTGCCGCCACCCGGCTCTGAGCCAGCACAAACAAGCACAAAGTTGGCGTCAGAGTGTGCGCTTGAGAGGCTTATAGTGTAGTTTGCCGTTCCATTATCGGTCAGCCCCGACAGGTTCAGGCTGTCACGAGCCGCAATAGTCCCGGTGCCATTAAAATTGACCCAAGACTTAGCAGCCTCTTGCTTCGTCAGCGTAGCCGCACCGCCAGAGGTGTTCTGGATTGTGTCTGCCTTTAAGGTACTCATGCTATCACCAAGCTCCCATTGACGGTCAGCGTTAC